TTTGGTCGGTAGTCATCGGCACGTAGTCAACGAGCCAATCCACCACACGGTCGTTCGTGGCGTCGGTCGCAGTGACACCGATTTGGTTTCCCACCGTGTCGATCTGTGCTTGTGCCACACGGGACAACTCACGATTGAGCACGGGAGCGACGATGTCCCGCAATGTGGGGTTGACGTCTTGATTGCGCAGAATCTTGCGCACCCACGCCGCACCACGCTCGGCGAACTTGCTGATGAGCTCATCGTAGATGCGCCGCTCGTCTTCCGTCATGTCGTCCAACGCCTTGACCTCATCCACGACGTCGTGCGCCTCGTGTACGGTCATTTGCGGGCTTAAGCGCATCATCACGGACTTGACATCATCTTTGCTCAAAACGTCGCTCTCAAAGGCGCACACGGGGTCTTTCCCTGCCTTGATGCGTCGCTCTAACTTCTTGGCAAGCAATGCCCACTCTGCGGAGCGTGCGGCGATGATGTCGTCATTCTCATCGTCGTCCGGTGTCTCCTCAATGTCGTCATCCGTGGGCGGGGCGGGACTTGGCTCCGGTGGCTCGGGCTCGGTAGGCGGCGTGGGCTCGGGCTCGGGGCCCAGCGCCTCTTCGATTTGGTCATACCCCAAAATCGTCATCGCCCCACGGAGTGGAACGCCGGCTTGGACGAGCTGGAGCAGAGAGCCGGCGCGCATCGCCTCGTCGGTCTGCAACACGTCCAGTGCTTCCGGCTGAAAGCGAAGCTGATAATTGAGCGGCTCAAGCAGTTGGTTGTTGAGCACTTGGTCATACAGGCTGAGTCGCGGCACGATGGTCTCACGCCAAAAGCTCTGTCGGTCGCTGTCGGCCGTGGCATAATTCGCAGCACTTGCCTCGAGCATGGTGCGGGGCACACCCAACGTCATGGCGATGCTCGTGATGACGCGCTCTTGGAGTTCAGGCAACATCAGCTCGTTGATGGGCGGCGTGATGGTGCTGACCTTGAGGTCGGGAGCCCGAACGAACGCCGTGCGAAATGCGTTGATGACTCCGCTGAAGCGACTTGTCCACTCCGTCTGAAATCGCTTGAACTCGCTTTCGTCCATGTTTTCCGGCAGGTTCAACACCGTGATGGGCTGTGCACCGCCCTCGAAAAAGTGAGACGCAAAGCGCTCCAAGTAGTGACCGAGCTGGGCACTCTGCAAGGCAACGCTCGCCGGTGCAAGACCAGGTCGCACCTCGTCATACAACGATGGCTCACGGAAATAGACGATGTCGTCCACGCTCCATGGCCCGTATTGCGCATCGCCCACGCTCTGGTGAAACGTGATGCCTGCATACGGATTGCCGGGCTGTGCTTTGCGGGTGTCCCAGTCCACTCGCATGGTCGTCGGGTTGAGAATCTGAAAGCCGGTGAGTACATTGCCTCGGCGCAGCTTGAGCCAAAAGGCACCGCCGGTGAGCAGCAGGTGACGCTCGGTTTCCTTGATGAGTTGGCTCAAGTCTTGACGGAATGGCCACTCGGCTTCCTCCTCCAAGCGGTACAGCTTGGTGGGCACGGTGCTGATGGCGTCGCACCGCAGATTGACCGCACGGTACAGCATCGGCACCGACGCATACGCATCGATGGTGCCTTTGAGTGCGTCGTTCATCCGCAGTTTGTCGACCCATCCCGGGTACGATGTGATAGGCATTAGCTAAACCCCCATTTCACTGCGGGGCGTGCCACCATGGCGACTGCGCCCGACGCCGCGTCTACATAGTCGTCGTGTGGTGCGCTCGGGAATGCCACCACCTCGTCGATAAAGTCTTTTACCCAGCTCCCTGCCACGATGCGCACCGCTCCCGCTTCGGCACGTGCCGCCCACGGCATGGCTCGGCTCTGCTTGTCCTTGTCCACCTTGATACCTCGCAACGTGGTCGCTGTTAGCTCCGGCATGCGTCGCAACTCCTGCACTGCCGCCAAGCCATGCAGTGCCTCTTCGATGCCGAGCACCGTGCCCTGCTCGGCAAGAGCGGTGGCGACAATCACTTTGCGCACGTCTGGCCACTCTGCTTTCATCTTGATGCCGTCGGCGATGTACAGGACACCGTCATGCAGAGCGACCCGCACGGAGGCGCTGTAGTCGGCACTTTGCTTGGTCGAGGCGGCGAGGTCCCAGTACCGTGACCATGCAAGACCCTGCGGAGCGGTGGGCACTACGGTGAACCAATGGCGCTGGAACAGGGAGCCAAGCGGATCGATGAAATGCCCCTGCACTTCCTGCGCATACATCTCCGAGGTCATGCTCTGTCTAAGCGTGGCCACGAAGTGACTAGGCAGGAACGTGTTTTCCGTCGTTGCGCTCTCCGTGATGCTATAATCCTCTCCACCGTCTGTCCACAATGTGTACAGCCAGTTCTTGCCCCGTGGTGTGGTCGTCGCAATCGCACGGCCGGGACGATGCCGAAGCGTGGCAATGGCGATGGGCCAAATCTCCTCGTCCATCAGCGCCGCCTCGTCGAGCCACAGGAACCCAACGTTGGCGCCACGCAGTCGGTCGGGATTGTCCGCACTGCGGAAGATGATGCGCCGGTCGCCGAGGAGCTTGAGCTCCATGTCGCTTTTGTTCCACGACACCGCCACGCCCATCTGTGCCACGAGGGCGAGAATCGTTTCCATGGCGCCTAGGCGGAGCATAGGATAGGTAGGGGCGATGATGAGCGACGTCGTGCCCAGCGGCTGGCGGAGCACTTCCACCGCACCGGCTCGTGTCTTGCCACTGCCACGACCACCAACGAAAAGTCGAAAGCGGTGTGCATCACTCCAAAACCTCCGCTGTGGCGGGGTCTGCGTCGTGTGCTTCACCGTCAACGGGGAGGGCGAGGTCAATGACGTAGTCGGTTGGAACGGAGGTGTTGTGGACATTGTAGCTCTCTCGGTATGACGGGTCTTCACGCTTCAGCAGAAACATGACCATGACTGGATTGTCGGGCGCCATCTTGTAGGCAAGGCTCTCGAGGTAATCGCGCCGCTTCTCCCTGCCCCGCTCCACCGCTCCTCGCACCGCCTCGGCAACGCTGGCGTCGGTTTCCATCATGCGGTACAGCGTTCGACGGTCAAAGCCGACGGCGGCGCATGCGTGCTGAACGATACCCAGCTCCTCAATGGCATCGAGCACCTCTGGCACACGGATGAGCGATACCTCACGGCGGGCACTCGGCTTCCGTGTCGCCATGGCTACACCAAGCGCTTATCGGTGAGCAGGCGGAGCAGAATGTTGACCACGCTGAGTGCACCGAGTAGTTGCGGTGCCAGGGCTTGGAGCTCTGGCCACTGTGCCACCGTGCCAAGAATGAGCGCAAGCAGGGTCAGGATGTTGACCCACAATGTCTTGCTTTGATACCATGGCTTTTCCATATCAGCCTCCCATCATGTAACGAATAATCAACGGGATGATGACCGTGGCCAAGGCAATGCCGCCCCACAGTCGGTTGATTTGTTGCTCGAGGTGCGCAACTCGTCCGTCCATCTCACGGAATTGTCGGTCGCCATTCTCCAAGCGGCGCAGCACTTGGTCAATCTTTTCCTCAAGCCTCGCAAGCTTGACTTCAACACTTTCGGTCATTGCTCCCTCATCTGTGCTTGTGCGAAATCCCGCCGAATGATGTCCATTTCAATCGCCTTGCCTGGGCACGTCTTCGGGCTCCCCCACTCACGATGCCCTTTCAGTGTCTTTGCGCCGACCGCAAGGCCACGCCAATCCAGCAGAGCCAGCGTTGCGCCCTCCACCAAGTCATGCAGTGGCATGCTCCACGGCTCGGCGTCGTAGTTGCCGACCACTTCGATGCCCCAATGCTGGCGGTTGGCGGGGTAGCCCGCATGGATGCCCATCTCGTTGAGCGCCGTCATCTGCCAAATGCCATCGTCGGCCGGATCAGGGGAGCCGCACGCAATGAACAGATGCGGGCCCGCATCCCAGCCCAGCCCCTCGTAGTACTTCTTGATGCCCTGCATGGTGCGGAGCCCACGCCAATCTTGGCGGCGGGGCTTCCATGTGTGATGCAGAGTG